CCTATGCGGCTGATGCAGTAAGTGATTACATCATGTCTTCTCCGAGAGGAAAGCAAGACAAGATCAAGCATTTTGTAGAAGATGGACTAAGCTATGATGCAGAGTCAGGAGATCTAATTCCTTTCTATCATGGCACTCCAAATGGATATGCCTTTAATAGAGCAGATAATCCTAATGTTGTGTTGCGTCCAAGTCAGAGGGGATTTTACGGCCCAGCAACTTATCTAACAGATAACCCGCAAGCCGCCGCTCAGACGTATGCCAAGAAGCCAACTCCTGAATCTATAAGACAGCAGATTATGGATACAGATTTGAGCGACGAGATTAAGGAAGATCTAATCTATGACTCCTTGGATTTACACGAGGCAAGAAAGGCCATCGGGAATGCCAGACGAGAAATGTATATTGCCCAGGCAAGTGATGCGTCAGACGATATAGATATACTCACAGAAAAATTAGACGAGCTAGTTGATGTAGAGCAATCCATACTTGATGACCTATCAAAGCATGGAATAAAAACAGACCCGCTTGTTGTTCCAACCTATGTTCGTGTTCGTAATCCAATAAACTTTCAAGTGAATGCCAAGTACGACAGCGTACAAGATCCTGTACTTAGAAGTATTGTTGAATACTTCAATATGAGTGACAGCTTAACCCCCAAAGCTATCCAGAAATTTGAGAGTGTTTTTGAAGGTGGGCCAAGAAACGGTAGGGAAACATACCAATCTTTGGTTTCACTTCTTAAAGACTCAGGTCGAGGACATCTCCCTGCACAGCAGGAATTAAACGGTGCTCTCGATGATCTTGGTTATGATGGAATGCTAACCACTCATTACAACACATTAGATGCGGACAGTTCTCTTCAACGCATGGCAAACGGGGAGACCTACGAAGGAACACAGATCCCTCATAAGGGTGTTCTGGTTTTTGATTCACAGAATATCAAGCACATTGATGCCGCAGAATTTGATAGTTCTGATGCCCGTCTTTTCCATCGTCTTGACGAGGGCAACGGTATTCCCAAAGGTGTTACAGGAGACATCCTCTTAGGCATGATGGACGGAAATATAAACAAAGTTTCGGATGTTAATGTAGGTGCGCTTGGAGATTTACTTGAAGCGAGCGATGTAAGTTCTGAACTTACAGGTGCAGTAATGTCTATGACTCGTGGTCGTACTCCTAACGCACGAGAGGTGAAGACCCTCAATAAGTGGAATCCAGCTAATTACTTTATGGAGCAGTCCAATAAGCATAAAGCTATGGGTGCTCACTGGTTTGGTGATTGGTACAAGGATCATTTCCCAGATGTGCATCAAACATTTGCCAAGAAATACTTTCCATTATTCCACAAGATGAAAGCTATGCCTGATGCAAAAGGTAAAGTGATGACATGGTGGGATGGTGGCTTTGGCACAGCAGGAAGAACAATCTTCAGACGAGGAGAGGTTAGTCAGCCAGCGAGCCATGACAGAATTGTTAGTGCGCTTCGCAGAGGTACATCTTCCAGACAATACAAAGCCTTAACCAATCAAGAAAAGGATCTCTATCGAGACATAAGAAATTCTTTGGATAATGAATGGGATTCAATGACCAGAGAAGGCGTAATGACAGGTAAGCGTAAGCACTATCTCCCTCAGATCTGGAATAAAGATAAGATCAATAGCAATAGGGATGCTTTCCTAAATGGCATGGCGGCTTTCTACAAAAGAGAAGGAACAAGGAACGCCTCAACAACTCCCACTCCAGTAAGAACAGATGCGGAAGCAAATGAGTTTGCTGAAAAGATGTTCTTTAAGCTCACCTCAGACGAGTCTGATGGTGTGTTTATTCCTGAAAAGGGAGGGAGCAGAAATGCTGTATCTGACCATATAGATTTCTCTCGTGTGCTAGATCTGGAGAATGACAGGCTGGGACTAGAACAGTTAGAGCCATTCCTTGAAAATAATCTTGAGTCTCTCCTTGTTAAATACTTAGAGGGTTCAAGCAGACGCATCCTTCAGACGAAAAGGTTTGGAGAAAATGCTCACGGTTTCCATGACTATGTGAAAGTAGCAACCATGGGAAAGAAGGGCATTGCTAAACTTCTTTCTACAAATAAAATCTTCCGAAAAGATTTCTCAGCTAGGGATGAAGCTACTGGCTTTATCGAAGACGTTGAGCTTGTTGATACAGTCGCCATGCCTTTTGAAGGGGGACGGGACGGAGCGGCTGTAAAGTTCACAGACAACTTGGTTGATGTGATGACAAGAAAGGGAGAGGCTGGAGCTAGAAAAATGTTAATGGATATCGCCCCTCCTGACGGAAGTGGCGGCCCATCAAAAACATATGTCAGACGAGTAGACGCAATCGTAAATGCTCTCAAAGATTTTGGTGGTGAACCTGCCAGAATGACAAAAGATAATTACTACCACCTTAATGACTCAATGCGTATTGCTCAGAAGCTACCTATGCAGGGACTAGGTGGTGCAAACAAACAAATGAACAGCGCGAGTAAGGCTATACGAGGTATCAACAGTATAAGACTTCTTACTTATACAACGCTGACATCTCTTGGAGACCCTGCCCTAACCCTTATCAGATCTGGCGATATGAAGTCATGGGTTAAGGGTATGTATAAGGCGGCTTTTGCCGATGCGGATTACAAGCAGATGATCCATGACGTTGGTACGGCGATGGAAAACATTGTTCATGAACGTCAAATATATATGTACGGGGCCGCTAACTCTAAGCTCACGAATGCTTTCTTTAATGCAACAATGCTCACGCCTTGGACTGACATGAATAGGAAAGCGGCAGGAGCGGTTGGTTATGAAAGTTTTATAGCTGAACAACGTAGGGCTGTAAGGCATTATAAGAAGGGCGTTCCAATAGCGAACCAGTCTTCAAAATATAAAACAGCCCACAGGTATTTGTCACGATATGGATTGCAAGACTTCCTTCCTGAAGGATCAAGACGAAGAGAGTCTTTATCTAACAGAACGCTTATGGCGAATGATGATGCTGTAAGAAAAGGAGTCATCAAATTTGCAGACGATTCAATCTTCCAGCCAAATCCAAATGACATCCCTCAATGGGCGCAGTCTCCAGTATTCTCAATAATAATGCAACTTAAGAGCTTCCCTCTCATGATGACTCGTCTGGGAAAATATACCCTGGATGAAGCAATGGGAAATATGGATACAGGGAAACTTACGCTTAACCCAAAGAACATGAACAAAAACCCTTGGCCTCTTTTATATCTCGCAACAATGGGGCCGCTCTTTGGTGCTGGAGCAATGGCAACGAAAGATGTTCTACAAGCAAGAGGTGGTGAAGATGGAAAATCACAAGAGCTTAGGAACAGGAACCTAGCTAAATCTCTTGGTCACGATGAGAAAATTCATGGTGACGTAAATGATTTTGCTGGGTGGTATCTGGAAGGCATGATGCAGATGGGTGGCCTTGGTTTGCTCGGAGACATCAGCCATTCTGTTGCCACTCAAATAGATAATGGGTCTTACGGAAACCAGAGGATAATGAGCACCTTCTTAGGCCCGACCTATGGTCTGGCTCAAGATGTAATCAACATGGGTGCTGGTCTGGCTGACACTTCAGACTCAAACGCAAAGGAAAGAACAGCAGTTCGTACTGCGGTTAGTCAAGTTCCTGTGCTTGGTGGCAATAGATTCTTAAAAGAAACCATAACGGATGCCCTTGCTGGACAGAGTTCAACCGATGCCAAGAAAGAATGGTGGCAAAAATAAGGAGGAGTAATGGCTAGGAAAAGATCAAAGCCAACTAAAATAAACAAAGCATCAATGCCTTGTAACAAACCGAAGCGTCAAGTTTCTGGCGGTAAGAAGTTTGTGGTTAAGGCTTGCCAGAATGGTCAGGAAAAAATCATTCGTTTCGGTGATGCAAACATGACTATTAAAAAATCTCAGCCAGCAAGAAAGAAATCCTACTGTGCCAGATCAGGTGGGATCAAAGGGAAGACGAACAAGTTATCTGCAAATTATTGGAGCCGTAAGGCGTGGGGGTGCAAATGAGTTTAGTAAGAAACATTAATAAACGCCGCAAGGCGGGAACTTCACGGAGTAAAAGCAACTCCACAATTTCACCAAAGGCATACTCTGACATGAAGAAGGGTTGGCCTAAAAAGAAAAAGGGTAAAAAATAATGGCTATTACATCTTTAGTATCTTCTCTTATTGGCCCTGTGTCTGGGATATTAGATAAGTTTGTTGAGGATAAAGATCAACGAGCACAGCTTGCCCATGAAATAGCGACCATGACCGACCGACATCATCAAGAACTGATGCTCGCTCAGTTAGAAATAAACAAAGCTGAAGCGGCAGGCAACTGGTTTCAGTCGTCTTGGAGACCAGCCACCGCCTGGGTTTGTGTGCTCGGGTTTACTGTAAATTTTTTAATTTCGCCACTCGCCGCACCTTTTGGGTTCGTCGTTCCTCAGGCTGACATGTCTATTATGATGCCAGTCCTAATGGGAATGCTCGGTCTCGCAGGGGCAAGAACATTTGAGCGGGTAAAAGGCGTAGGAAAGTGAGTATGAATGCAAGTTTATGTTCTCGTAATACTAATGCTCTATGGCTCGAACTATAAGATAACTTCACCTCAAGTTTTATTTAACGACCTAGCTGTGTGTGAGCAGGAAAGGCTTGTTATTGTCAAACAACTACTAGCAACCAAACCCAAAGATATGAAGTCGGACGTATTATCAAAGTGCGTCTTACTTGAAACAAGTCAGGCAACATAGTGAGGTATCAATGGCTTTTAAATTATCAAATAAATCTCTAAAGAAAATGGAGGGAATAGACCCTGCATTAGAGACACTAGCGAAACACGCAATATCATTAAGCTCAGTGGACTTTGGAATATCCGAAGGTCTTAGATCTGTCGAACGTCAGAAGAAACTTCTAGCCCAGAAAAGATCTCAGACGATGAAGAGCTTGCATCTTGAAGGTAAGGCCATTGATGTTTTTGCTTTTATAGATGGAGAAGCGGTATGGGAATTATCTGTGTATGACGAAATCGCTGATGCTTTCGCTATGGCAAGTAGGTCACAAGGAACTCCTCTCGTCTGGGGAGCGGCTTGGAGCGTACCAGATATCGGGCAGTACAATGGAACGATGGAAGAAGCGATGCACTCTTATGTAGATCTCAGACGATCACAATCTAGGAGGCCGTTTTTAGATGGGCCTCACTTCCAATTAGCATAGGCTAGTGAAGCGTGGAAGAGGTCAGGCTGATGGATGTTATCAACATCCTGATTCCCATTTTGGGAGGGGTGTCAGTAGTTATCTATTCGCTAATCAAACTACACGTAGATGTCGGACATATTAAAAAACAAATAACAACTTTATTTGAGTTGCATAACAATAAGAAAGAGAAAGATTAACAACAATGGAAGATACAAACAAAGACAGGTAGTCAGTACAACGGTGAGGTGTACTCACCCAGAAACATAGGAGAAAAATAAAAAATGAAATTAACATTAATTGTTTTGTTTTTAATGTTCGTAGCGTCATCTCCATTTTTATATATGATGATTGCAAGTGTGTGATTGATGATTGCTGTCAGGGTGAGTGCAATTAAAAAAACAAATCTGGACTAGGAAGTATTTCTTTAGCAGACATATATGATTTTAGTCTGCGGTAGGATTTAGATGTTTTCTTTTCGTTAAATACAGTGGGATCTCTTCTATACCTTCTCTCTCTTAAAACCCAATCAGTTTTTAAAGCGTGGTATAAAACAAAATCTTCATCGCTTAAATCATGAATCGTCTGGCTTTCTGTCACTCATTTCTCCACCCAGTGCGCCGTATGCCACCAGATCTACCCAAGAATCCTCATGATCTATTGTGTTGCAAAGCCTAGCGATCTTAACTGAACTCATCATTAAAGCTACATAGGGAGGAGTAATTTTCCCTTCTCTTTCTATTGCGGCTTTGGCAATGACATCAAAAAACTTTGCTATCTTTTCGTGGTTCTCATAGCAGTCCCCATAATCTTTTGCTCTTTGTCCGTTCACAAGACTATCAGCAGTATCGAATATCTTCTTCCTATCCATTGAACTTCAATTCCATTTCTACTGATTTTAATTCAGCTTCCTTCAGACGAACAGTATGAGCAAGCTCTGCTATAGTTTCCCTGAGATGTTTTCTTTTATCTTTGGCCTTCATAACTTGGTCAAAATTTTTGGAGGTTCGATCAACCTCGCCCCGTCCAGATGTCATGCTTTCCAGACGTTCCGTAATAGATATGATCTCGTTGTTATGCTTATTGATCTCCCATAAAATTTGAGATCTTTCTTCTGACAATATAATAAATTTATTTAAGCCGTCCTTAATGTCTGCCATAAATCAATCCTTCTCTAATGGTTTAAAGACAAGGAAATCATCGCAAACTTCACGAGCTTTTTTATCGTGCTTGCTACAGAACCAATCCTTATTACCGCTATCAACTGCAACGGCATGGGAACAAAAGTTACAAGCTGGTTCTACCTCCTTGCCTTGCCAACATACGCTGTTTTTGAAACATCCTTTACATCTCCAGTCAGTTCCATCCTTGCTAATTTTCTTACCTTGACCATTGATAGCTCTTTCAATTCTTTCTCTTAGATAGGCCCACTCAAATGTATCAAGCTCAACAATCTCTGCATGGTATTCAGAATTGTTCTTATTGATGGCTATAAATAAAGTCTCCGTTAAGCCATCACTTAAACCCATCATCATTTGGCATTGTGCGAAATATGAGGGGTGAGAAATCTTAACTCCGCTCTTTTTAAACTTATTAAAAGAAGCGTCGTTCATAGATTTAACTTCTAGTATTCTTAAGTTCTTATCTTCTAGCTCTACCAGTCCATCTGTGTGACAGACGACATGACCACCATGAGCTTCGTAAGTGTGTTGCTTTCCAGTAAGGCCATCGACTTCCCAAACTTGAACCCCTGCTCTTTTCTTCATGTCATTTACAACGACATCCTCCAACATATGACCTAAAGCAAAGATCCTTTTTAGCCTTGGATTCGGTTCGTCATTTGGGAAGCCTCTGAGACTGAAGGACAAGAGAACATCGCAGGGATTACCAACGATTGAAGCACCAATATACTGCCGTGACTTCTCCTTTCTGTCGGCATCATAACCTTCATCTATAAGTTTAATTAAATTAAGAGCTTTTTCTTGTTCCACAATCTATCCCATAAGAAAAAAGGGGGGCTTTACCCCCCCTTTTGTAGCACTAAAACGGTATCTCATCGTCCTTAAGTGGTGGTGCTTCGTCGGCTTTTGTGCCGCCCTCTAAGGGGTTGAAGTATTTTACCTCATGACCTTCAACTTTATTTCCGTCTTTGTTGGTCCAAGGCTTTTGTTTCCCAACCTTGATCTTACATTGAAGACCTTTAAGTGTAGCGACATCCCCAGGCTTGTCTGGAGATGGATGCCCAGACGACTCCAAGAAA